GCAGCTCATTATCATAAATTTAAATTTTACTGCGAAGAATGTTATGAAAAATTAGTTAAAAAGAAATGAGTAAATCTGTAAAATTAATACAAATAGATGGCAAGTTACCTAATTTAGCCTTAATGAAATTAAGTGCATATTATAAAGAAAATGGTTATGAAGTAGATTTTACTAGGTCAGTTCATAAAGATTTATTTGATAAAAATTATGAATATATTTTTGCATCTACTATTTTTAAATTTAGCATTAATAGAATACAAAGACTTAAAAAAAATTACCCTGAAGCAATTATTGGGGGAACAGGAACTGATGATTGGAAATTATCTATAGAAGATTATATAGGCGATTATGATAAATATGATTATTCTATTTATCCTGATTATGATTTTAGTTTAGGATTTACGCAGAGAGGGTGCAGATTAAAATGTAAATTTTGTGTAGTACCTATAAAAGAAGGAAAAAATAGGTCGGTAGTAAATTCTGTTTATGATATATGGAGAGGAGAAGGCTATCCAAGAAAGTTGCATTTATTAGATAATGATTTTTTTGGTCAACCAGAGGAGCAATGGAAATTAAGAGTAAAAGAAATACAAGATGGAAAGTTTCAAGTATGTTTTAATCAAGGTATTAACATACGATTGATAAATGAAACTGTAGCTGAAAATTTAGCAACTTTAAATTTTAAAGATGATTCTTTTAAATCAAAAAGAATATATACAGCTTGGGATAATATAGGAGATGAAAAAAGATTTTTTACTGGTATAGATTTATTAGTTAAACATGGCATATCTCCAAAAAATGTTATGGCTTATATGTTAATAGGTTACGATAAAAGAGAAACATGGGAGAGAATATGGTATAGATTTAATAAAATGGTAGATTTGGGTATTTTACCTTATCCTATGGTGTACGACCCTTTACAGCAAAGAAAAGATTTAAAACAATTTCAAAGATATGTAGTGCGTCAGTATTATAGACATAAGACATGGAAGGAATATTTAGATTTTGTAAAAGGCAAAGTTAAAATTTTTGATGAGAAACAATTAAGTATAATATAAAGAAAGGAAAAAAATGATTATAGAAAACATAATGAAAGAAAATAAAATAAATTTAACAGAGGTATCTAAACAATTAGGTATATCAAAGTCTTATACAAGTATGCTTTTATCAGGAGATAGAAAAGCAAGTATAAATTTATTAAAAAAAATTAAGGATAAATATAAATATTCTTGGAATAAAATAATGGAGAATTTATGAAAGAGAAACTATTTTATTTTCCATTTTATCCTGCTCAATGGCTATCAGATTGTAATGTGTTAAGTTTAGAAGAAAAGGGTGCGTATATAACCCTAATATCTACGATGTACCTCCAAGAGGACTGTAGCCTTTTTAAAAGGCATTTACAGAATATATTAGGTATACAAGATAAGAGAAGATTTGATAGAATTATGGATAATATTTATCCTTTATTAGTAGATAATGGAGAGAAAGTTACACAAAAGAAAGTTTTAGAAGTAAGAAAACAGACTGAAGAACGCAGTAATAAAGCCAGAAATAGTGCTAAAGCTAGATGGAATAAACCTCAAACTTATAAACCTAAAGTATATAATAAACCAAAGGTAGTTAAGCAAGGACCTATACCTACATTATCTGCTGCACAAAGAGCTAGAAAGATGTTAAATGATGGTTATGAATAGTACGAACTAGGTGGAACATAAAAAAATAAAACACAATATATACATATATCCGATTATTAACACTTGTTTTTGTTTAATAAATCCTAGTTCGTTTTGTTAGTATATAAATATTTTTATAGTAATCAATCTTTTTCTATAATCCAATTATCTTTTTCCATTTGATAATCTAAATATAGCTCTGTATCTGCATATCCTCTGCCTTCATTCATACAGATAAGAAAGTATTTAGGTTCATATAATTTACAAGAAGTTTCATTTCCTTCTATAGGGTGTGGGTGAGCTAATACAAACTTTATAGTAATACCTATAGCTACTGCAATAAATAATATTACTGCTATACCTATCATAACCATTCTTACCATATCATACATTTCTTGTTGTTTTTTTAACTTCTTGGCTTTTGCTTCTTTTACTGCTTGTTTATGTTTATCTATTCTTTTTTTTCTTTCTTCTAATATAAATGCCCAAGTTCCATGACCAAACCTATGGTCAATTAATTGTTTCATTTCATAGAGTTGTTCCTGTGCTAACTTAGCATCTATAATTTCTTTAGCCACATTTTCAGTTGCAAAGTGGTCTAAATTTTTAGAATCTCTATCTTTTATTACTTGTTGTTGACCATTCAATGCTTTATCTACATGACCAATAATATCACCAACATCTTGTGCTGTTGCAATATTTGTTTTAATAAAATCTACTGATTTTTTTACTAATGCTATGCCAGTTAATACGGCAGTTACTGGTTCAACCATTTTGCTTCTCAATGAACCTATCAAGTTTGTTTTCTATTCTTAACACTAACTCCTTGATTTCTCTAGTTTCATTGTGAAGCTCGGATTTTGTGGCATAATCTTTAGCTAAATCTTCTCTAGTTTTATTTAGAAGTATTTGTAGTCTTTTTACTTCTGAAAACATTTTAGAAAATGCCCACGCAAATGGTCCTAAAACCACAGTTATAATAATGTTCCACATCATCATAGGGTCAAGATTCATACCACTCGCCTTTACGCATCATTTGTGATAAACGAATAGCTCTCTGCCCTACTTGTTTTGCCCATTTAGAATCTAACATTTCATTTGCTGCTTTTTCCCAATCTTCATCTTGTATTGCAGCAAATGTTTTTACCCATGTATTAGCATTAAATGTACTAACACCCATATTGAAAACCATATCTAAAATTACAGCTTGTCTTACATCATTTAATTTTTCAAGAAATGTCCAATGTTCTACTTCTTTTAGTATTCTATCTACATCATTGTTTAATAAATATTTAGCTTCATCTTCACTAATACCTAAATCTTGTAAATTTCTACCTACTCCAATCGAGGTCTTATCTGCTGTGCATTGATATGGTTTTAGTTCTAAACCTTCGTGTAACATCAACATATCCAATAATTTTTCTCTGTTCATTATTTAATCCTATATTTTTTTAGTATCTACTTTTTTTATCTTATCTAGGCTACGCAAACCACCAATACCTAACATACCTAATAATAAAGGCATCATAACACTCATATCAGCTTGTGGTATAGTTATACCAAATCCAGAACATATAGGAGCTACCATAAAGTTTATACCTAATGATAACGCACATATCCAACCAACTAGAGGTCTCCAAGATGATTGAAACCAGTTACCTTTAGCTTCTTCTGTATTAAGTTTAATTTGTGCTAGTGCTAACTCTTGTGCGTGTTTTTCTGCCATAGTAGCTATATCATGGCTTAACTGTGCTGCCTTATCTTTATCTCTTACAAACTTTCCTATAAGTTTAGTTGCTGGTCCTATTAATGCTGTTAATGCCATTAATCCATCCACTTTCTATCTTTAATTAAATGAAAAAATCTATGAGAAATTATAATATAAAATAATTTAAATAAATTATCAGATTTGTAACTTCCTGCTTTTGTTTTTAGTTCATAAGTCATTAAGGTACTCCTATAAATTTATTAGTCTGCACTAAATGTTCCCATGCTACTCCATAAAGAACCAGGAACTGTCGTGCCATTTTGTTTACCTAATTGTGCCATAGATTGATTAACATTTACAAAAGCACCTTGACCCCAACTAGATACATCCCATTGTGCATTATCCCAAGCAGAACCTTGTTCTCTTGTATATTGTAACATTCTTTCAGAAAATGTACCTGTGGTTATACCTGCTTCTTCAAATGTTTTCATCCAATCTTCATTGTATGTACCATTTGTATCTGAAGCATCTCTACAACTCTTTTGTCTTAATGATTGCTGTGTCATGGTGTAAATGTACCCATACTAGAATAGTTTGCATCATCTTGGTCTACAGCTAATGCTTGTAGTGCTTTATTTAAATCTGTATGAGAACTACTTAATTTATCATTTATATAAGCTAGTAATCTTTCATTATAAGTTCCTGCACCAATACTTCTAGCATTAAATAAAGCTAACCAATCTTCATTAAATGTACCTGTAGTAGAAGTAACTCCTCTTACAGATGCTTGTTTTGCTTCTGAATTTGTAGCCATTATTTATCCTTTCTGGGTCTACCCCTTTTCTTGGGTTTACATTCGCATAACTTACCAAATAATCTTTTTTTAATTTTTTGACAAACTGTTTTTATTTTATCGTAAATACGCAGAAACATTTGTATCTCCTGTCCATTTATCTATAGTTCCATCAGAATATAATTTTTTAAATGCTGTCATATCACCAGCATTAGTAACTGCTGTTTCAATAGTAGTAGCATCATTTCTAATAGCTGTAACATAAATTTTTACTGCATCAGGTATGGCTTTACTACTATCATAAATACTACGTTCTACAAGCCAGTTTAATCTTTTAATTAAATTATATGCCTTATCTTTTGCATCTGCTATAGCCTGTGTTTTTAAATCAGCTAAATTTTTATCGGTAGATTTATAACTGCTTGTAACTTTTTTTGCAGAAGCATCAAAGGTATAACTTATTTCAGATGTTACAAATTTTTGATCTGGTTTGCCTGAATCTACATATTCATATATTCCTATATTGTTTAATTCTGTCCAACCCCATACTTTAAATATATCTTTAGAATGTTGTATATTATCTATAATTACTGCTTTAGCACTTTGCAATACCTCTGTTACTGAGTTATTATCTTTGTTTACTATTGCCCACATTGTCATATTTTTTCTCCTTAATTAATTATGATGGGTTCGTAGGTGTGTCTGTGGTTCTATGGTCTGTACCCATTCCATTAGCTCCCCAGTCATTATTATTACCACTAACATCGTTACCAAGGTCATCATTAATAGCAAAATCAAGAAAATAGCCTGTGGTTCCGTATGTTCCAGTATTAGTTTTATAGTCAATGGGAACCCAACTACCCCCTGAAGATTTCCCAAAATAAGTAGGGTCATAAGCCTGTCCATCTACCCAATGAGCTTCAGCTAAATAATAACTTCCAAAATAAGCACCTCCTAAATCTTGTCTTGCACCTATATAATGTATAGAATTACTATTAAATTTAGAATCTGTGTTTTGTCCTAATGTTTGTTCAGATGATGGAGTATCTTCTGTTCCATTAACAAATATTCTTTTTCTATCTCCAGCAGTTCCATTATCACTATCATAAATTATAACCATATTAATCCAATCGCTAGTGCTTGTAAAACTTGTTCCTGAAACATCAGCCAAACCTGCTGTTTGATAATAAAATCGACTACTAGAATCCACATCAAATATCATAGTATCATAAGCAGCAGACAATTTGCTAGTAGCTAAATAATATTGATTACCACCAAAACCTGCACTTCCTATCATTTTAAACCAAAAACTAAAAGTCCATTTTCTTAAATTACCACCAGATTGTACAGTTCTATTTAAATAAGAACTAGAACCTCTATCAAATCTACAACTAAAAGCTATTTCGTATGCTGATTCTTCTGGTTTATTCCATAATTCACTGCTAAACATAATTATCCAAAATTAAGTTGTGGAGCACCTAGAAGGATGCTGTTATCTGCTTTTATAAAATAGGGTACAATATCATAATCATTATTTGCAGAACTTAATGTTAATCCTCCAGCAGCTGCTGTTTCATAATCTCCATGTAAAGATACTGTACCTGCACTACTGGAACTAGGTTGTATAAATATAATAACGCCACTTTGCCCTACCTGTGATGCTTCTGTAGTAGGAGCTGCAAGGGTGTTAGAGCCTGATGCTAAAGTTATGATAAAATTCTGGTACGTATCATAATCTAAAACTCCTGATGTTGCAGATAATGCTGCTGTATAAGTAGAAGGTACTTGTGCTTTAGTAAATGTATTTTGTTCATCTGTTTTTACTACTGCTGCTTCTAAAGTAACTGCACCTGAAGATACACTAAAGTCTGCACTAGAAAATGAAGCTATACCTTTATTAGAAGTGGTTGCATCTTCTCCTGCAATAGTTAAAGTATCGGTAGCTGATACAGTAGCATCAATACCTTCTCCAGAGGTTATCGTTAATGTATTTCCATCAGCAATTGTTTGTGTCGTAGAACCATCAGAAATAATCCAATCATCCATAGTTCCACCACTTGTACCTAACTGTGATAACATTTGAAAAGATGTACCATCATAGATTACAGATACGATTGCATTTTGTTCTATATCACCAGCTGCAATATCTTGGTCATTTTTCTTTTTTATATTCTTTGCACCCAAAGCATTTACATTTAAGGTTGAAGCACCACTTGATGCGTTAGCTGCTTTAAAATGAAATACTTGTCCTGCTACATACGCAGTTACTGCTGGTGTTAAAGCTATTGCATAAGTATTAGCACTACCACTATCTGTTGCTTGGAATATTAATCCACCATCTTGTATTTGTCCTGCATTTACTCCATCTGTGTGTGCTGTACCATCAGCTAGTGATGTTATCTTTTGACTGCCTAAATCAGCTGCACCTGTAAAAGCATTACTTCCATCTTTGTTAATAGCTTGGTTAATACCTGTTGCTAAATCTTGATCGTGGGTATCGTGTCTGTCTGCAACAATCTTTGTTCCTGCATCTCTATTACTTTGCCAAATAGATGTACCTGTAAATACTCCATCTGATCTTGTATATGTTCCTCCTGACCAACCCATTTTTTATTCTCCTTTCTTACTTTTACTGTATTTTAGTTTATTAATCAAATTATTATTCTAATGTTTGTCCGTAAAATCTACTTCCTTGTAAAGCGCCTATAAGATTATCTTGGTTAAATCTATTTCTTATAGATTGTGGAATACTAGTTCCTCTATTTCTTAGAGCTTGGGCTAAATTTCTTCTTTGCCCTGCTATTTGACCAGAACCATAAGCTATATTTCCTAATAATCTTGGTGAGGTAGTTCCTGCTGATAATAAAAATCTAGGGTCTGCAAAACCTACAGCAGTGCTTAAAAAACCTTGATTAATTCTACTACCTAACCCTGTTGGTAAAATAGGGTTTAAAGCTGCTCCTGATAATTTAGTTGTAAGTTCTGGATTAAGTGTATCTATTAATTCTGCTCTATTTGCAAATCTAGTAGCACCAGTATCAGTTAAAGCTGATTTTAATTTTCTTAAAATGGTTCCTTTATTTATTTTTCCTGTGCCTTTTATTGATAATTCATTAATTATATCATTTTCTAGTTTTATAGCTTTTTCATATTCTATATTCATTTTTTTATATGTGCCTGATTTATCTGCTTTTCTTATAGTGTCATTTACTATTCTTCTAGCAGTTTGCAACATATTTACTTGAGTTTTTGTCATTTCATTAATAGGTGGATATAATTTATCAAGTTTCTTCTTTATTAAATCAGCACCTAATGCATTATGTAAATTAGGATTATCTGTATATTCTGATAATACTTTTTTAATTTGTTTAAGTTTTGCTGCGTCAGGACCTCCTTCTACCAATTTACTTACTTTTTGCCCTCCTATAATTGAGGTAAATTTATCATCTATTTTTGATAATGCATCAGTCATAAGATTAGGACTTAAACTAATTTTTTCTAAATTTAATGCTGCGTTGCTTTTTTCAAATGCTGATTGTTTAGCTTCTTTTAAACCTTTAAATGCTTCTAATGCTTCTTCTACTAATTGATATTCATTGTTTTGATTTTTTAAACCTTCTAAAAATAATTCTTTTTTTCTTCCTCCTTCAGCACCAGCTTCATATGCTGTTTTTAATGCTTTAGGACTTGCTCCACTTAAAGTACCCATAACTGATGTTGTAATATCTGCTGCTTTTGATACTGGTATTTTACTTGTTAATGTTGCTAAATCTATATTACCAGCAACATTACTTACTGTTTGAGCGCCTTTATCTATAGCTTGTGCTATATTTTTTCCTGTTTGTGTACCAGCAACTGTTGCTAATTTTCCAGCTTTACCAACTAAAGTAGCTCCACCTGTAAATATAGCAGATACGTCACCTAAAACACCTACTGGGTCAGTTAGAAAACTTCTTTTAGCATTTTCTAAACCACCATATTTTTCTACAAAATATTGACCTACATTTTTTGCTAATTGTTCATTTCCTTGTTCACCAGGTCTTATCAAACTTGCTATACTACTTCCTAAAGAAAATAAATTTTTAGCTGTTTGCACTGGCTCTAATATAGGTGTAATCATATCTTTACCATATTTAAGTGCGCTTTTTGTTACAGTAGCTATAGGTTCACTTGTTAATTTAGGCGCATTTGCATAATTTTGTGCTTTTGAAAAATCTGCGTCTATTACAGATTTAGGAGTTCCTTCTGCATATTCTGGAAAAGTTCCATCAGGAAACTCCATTTTATCTTCATCAGGAGCGCCTTCGTAATTTATGTTTCTATCTAAAAGTAATTCACTCATTTAGGTTTCCACCAATTCCCTTTATTTTTTTTTAGCTCTAATTCTTCATCTTTTTTTAATTGTTCAACGATGTCCATACCAGATTTTCTAAAAATAAAAGCATCACCTAAAGTGTCCATGCCAGTTAAATCATTACCTAATAATTGCACAGGTAGACCTATTTTATCCAATTTATCTTGCCCTATAGTAGAACCTCCATAAACTGCATCAATATTAAGTGTTTGACCAGCAAAAGCCTCTGGATTGTTATAATTATCTTGTATCATAGAAAATTTTGTTTCGTTATAATCACTAACTAATCCGCTTACATAATCTTTAATATTATTAAACATAGCCATTTTTAAATCAGGAGGAAAACCTTTACCTTTAAATTTTGAATATCTTGATTCTATTCCTTTTATAAATCCTTGAAAATCATTATACGTTCTTACTTCTCCTTCTTTAACAACAGAACCATCTAAACCTTTTAAAAATTTAATCATAATTGCATAAGAATCTGTAGCTTCTTTGCTTGTAGCTGCGTATGCTATTTGATCTAAATTACTAATTGCTTTTCCTAGTTCAGCAAATCTTTTTCTTTCTACTTTATTAGCATCTTTTGTTAGGTCTGTTATTTTAGCAGGGTCTATTGTAGCTTGTGATAAAAGAGTACTACCTTGTTCTGTAAAACCTTGCTGTAATAACTCACCTCCTACATATCGCATTAATTTGTAACCTGATAGACCAAGTTTTTTTGCTTCTTTTTGTAAATTTGTTTGAGCATCTTTTGCTAATTTTGTATTTTTATAATCTGTTGATTTTACATCAAAATCTAAAGACTTTAGCTTATTATCTATTTGTTTATTTAAAATATCAAAAGTTAATTTTGTAGTTTGTAATTCTGTTTTTTGAGATTCTTGCTCTGCTTTTTGTTTTTCTAATTTAAATTTTTCATCTGCCCTTAATTGTTCTAAATCCATTTGTTGTAAGGCAAAAGGACTAATACCAGCTTTTATTGCTAATTGGTTTATATTACTTATTTCTTCACTTTTTAATCTTTTACCTAATACATTTCTTTC